CTAGCATGAACATCACCTCATCAATCTTGTCCCTTGAATATAAATTCAGGGAAGTTTGCAAGTCATTTGTTATTTTTTTTTTGTCACTTCGTTCAGTTCGACGATGATTTCTTCATAGTCTTCAGAACGAAGATCAAGAACAGTGTTCACAATATCTTCCGTTTTTCCGTCAACCGATTTCACGAGCAAGCGGATCATTTCCTGTTCAACTTCATATTGAGCAGTCATGTCCACATCTGAAAGTGACGGCTGTCCTCCGACAAGATCCACTTTCATTTTCTTGAAGTATTTTCCTTCGATGCCCCGGACCTCTCGGCCAGTTGCATATGTCACGATTTCAATCTCGTGACCGTTTTTTGTTTTGAATTTTTTTGTTTCTCTGTCCATATGTGTGTTGCGTTAGTTATTGCTAGTAAGAAGCGACCGCGTTTCGAAGCGCGACTGTGATCATCTTTGCATCTGCGAGTTTGTAGAATGCTTTGAATGATACTGAAGCAGTGACGATGTCGCCATTGCCAAAGTTTCTTGTGAATTCACCGAATTTCACAGCGTGGAAGTCGAATTGAAGTCGTGGTGTTGAAGTTGCACCGATCAATACATCAGTGTTGTCGAGTTGAATTCGCATTGCCTTCACTGTGTCAGCAAGCATTTCAGTCTTCATTGTGTTTGCATCGAATACCAATTCAAGTGATCCTTCAATTGAGAATTGCTTGTTCAAGATATCTGTCGGTTCGTTTGTTCCAAGGTTCTTGTCATCTTCAACATTCTTTTCGATAGTGAAGTCAACTGAACGGACCACGATTGCACTTGCAGCATCAAGACCGGCTTGTGTTGAAGCAGTTTTGAATGTGATGTGCTGTGCAAGGAAAAGAGTTTCAGCACTGTATGAAGGTGTCAGCGTTGCTGTTGCACCGATCTTTGCTCTGAACCCTGCCTTGTAGTTTATGATCGAACCTGTTTCAGCAGAAAGGTTGAAACTTGTGATCATACCAAGCGCGTGTTTGTAGTCCTGATTTCCGTCATCAGTGAAGAAAGTCAGTGAAGGGTGTTGTGCTGACTGCAACACTGTGAAAGTGTGAGTATATGCACTGTCTGTGATTGAACCTGTTGAAAGTGAACCGAGTGTCGCAAGAAGGATCAAGCCGATTGACTTGTCACCAACTTTTGCTTCGATTTCACCTTCAGCATATTTGTATACAAGATTTGAACCCTGTATGTCTTCGATCACACCGATTGAATTTTCATCGTGTGCTTGTTCAATCATGTCATCGATTGAAAGATTTATTTTTGGAAGCCAGTATGATGCGGCACTTTCAGCAGTCCCACGGACCGCCTCTTTTGCAATTCCCACATCAACTGTTGCGCCTATGAATTTTGACATATATTATTCTTCGTTAGTTTTATTGATAATTTTCTCACTTGACTTTTCGGGTTTTGTGAGTTCCTCAAATTTCTTTGTGGCCTCGACGATATTCTTCGCCTTGATCACCACCGGTTGAGGACCGTGTGGAAAAGTGAATGACTGTTCACCTTTCTCACTTGCCCCGGCTTCTTCCGTCTTGATTTGTTTGTCGTTGTACTTCATATGTGAAATGATTATGAGATCGTGTTCAACGCTCTCGCTTTAATAATAATGTCGAAGACAATGAATGTTTTGTCGCCATGCTTTATCGCTTCAGGCCTCGACGCGATAGGTGATATACCTGCCTGTGCTGTCCCATTGAGTGTGATCTCATTTTCGAGCGCGTTCATGACTGTTTCCATTAAGTCCTCCACATCTGAAGTCGAGGTGATGTTCTCCGCCTTCATTAAGATCATTATAGCAAAAATATATTCCCTTCGTGAAGTTTTATTGTCGATCCAGTCCGCAGTTTCCAAAGAAGGCGGATATATAAATGCGTGAGGGAAGCCGATGATGTCACCGTCGAGTGGATCTTTGCGCACATCGGTTGTTTCCACAGCCGCCAAAGTAGCCGGCACGAGTGTGTCGAGTATTGTTTTGATCTGTGCTTTTATGTTTCCAAGTGTACTCATATATTTATTTTGCCGCTTTCGCGATTGCTTCAGTGATGTCGACAACAGCACTGTTCAGTTCCCTTTCGATCAATGGTTGTGATGCCCTTGCTATTCGTTCCATGAAGGCATTTCGAGCATGGACCCTTGGCGCATATTCAACCGTTGGACCGATCGAACCAAAGAAGTCGCGTGTCTGTATACCGAATTTGAATGATCTCTGAAGCAGTCCTGTACGCAATGGCCGTGGTGTGACGAATTGAAAGTTTGTGTCTGTCGCGTTGTTTTCGATTATAAAAATAGACCGGGATATTGCATCATTGATGTATTTCTTGACTATCGCCGGGCGCTGTTGAAACGCTTTTTTCAATCCGTCAAGACCTTCAACTTTGATGTTCATCTCGATCATACAATTGTGACACGACGGTATCGTGAGATTATATCTTTGTCTTCGGTGTCGACGAATGCACCCCAAGTGATCGTGCTGTCACGCAATGTTTCTTGTGACTTCCCTTCGCTCTCGCGCTTCTTGATCATCTTGACCACCATTTTTTCACACAGGTTTGAAAGATCGAAGGGGAGTGTGTGTGCAGTGTCATCATATGGATCAGTGAAGTCGATCTTGTACCCGGCCACATATGTCATTCTGATATTTTGTACGCCGGCCGGAAGGTCCGCTTTGATGATGCCTCGATCATTCATCGGTTCATAGTTGTCGGCTTGAAATGCGGTCCATACAGGGTTTGTTCGAGTACCATTTCGATATTCAAAAGCACTGATCGAAACGATCGGCGCATTCTTCAAAATAAGATAGGGGATCGATTGATTGCTTCCAAGAAAAGATCCGTCCATGATTTCATTTGTATATGTAGTTTCGAGAAAACGACGGCCACCACAAAGGCCCTCGATATAATGAGTCGCTGAAGCAATGAAAGTGTCGATGACAGTATCAAGACCGGCGACTGTGATATCGATCCGGGCTTTGACTCTTTCTTTTGTTGTAAGTGCGTAGTCGATCATATATTTTTATTGTATCACTATTTCTGCACACACAAAAGTATGTGCAGAATAGAAATGCAATGTTATGCGTTTCCAACCGGTGAGTTGTTCTTGTTTCCAAGGACAACAACAGCACAGCCAAGGAATGAAGGTGTTGTACCTCCAAGTGTAGCAACAACGCGAATGTATCGCTTTGTCACGACATTGAGTTCAGCAAGGCGGATCTCTTTTTGAGTGTTGTCAGCGATCACAGTGTTTGTGAGTCCTGATACAGCAGCCCAACCAGTTGATCCGTCGAGTGAGTCCTCAACGCTGAAGGCATAAGTTTCATTTCCTGATGCAGTGTCAATGTCACCTGCAAGAATTTGCACCATACCGTCATTATAACCTTGTGTATCAACAGCAGCACCGTTGGTACTTGCAGTGATAGTCACAGGTTGAATTGAAGGTATGATTGCAATATTGTCGAATACTTTTTTCATAGATTTTTTTTCAATTAAGAAACGGTTGATAATGATTTCGCTTTATGAAGCGTCCGTGTGAAGGGTGATCCTCTCGATGAGGTCCGCCTTGCCTCCGCCGGTTGATAGTCCCAAGGCCTTCGCCTTGTTTTTTAATGCTATCAATGACATGTCAGCAAGGGCAGTTTCATCTTCGAGTACATCTTCAGTTGTGTGTGCTGTGAAAGGTTGCACATAGTCAGGTCCGTATGCTTTCGCTTCGTCATCTGACATTTCAACGACTGATCCCTTTTCACTACGGCCACCATAAGCGATCGGAAGCAATACTTTGTATTTACTCATGATTTTTTTATGTTAGGCCAATAATAACTGCATCAAGACTATGAAGCAGAAGTTTTGATCACAACGGCAGCAGTTGGAAGTCCAACAGCAACAGCATGATCGTGAGTGACACGGATCGCTTTTTGGTTTGTAGCGAAAACATTTTTGCCTCCAACAGTTGCACTGTCAGATTGCGCGATTGTCATGGAACCCTTGTCACCGATGATCAATGCCTTGCTCATGTTAGCGAACACACCGAATTTTGTTGAAACGGCTGTTGCTGAATTGAGTGGAAGTTGATCAGTTGTGAAGACAGGGAATTGCCACATTTCACCGGCTGGCTGTATACCTTCTTTCTTGAAGTTCATTGCTACAATACCGCCGTTTGAACCGACAACATATGCGCCTGCTGTATCTTTCTTTTGTCTGATCTTCGCCCATACAGTACGGTTGAAGTAGAAAGCAGCGCCATTCAATAATGACTCCGGCATTGATGCAATAACATCAGATGCGTCGTCCATATCAAATTCAGCGAATGTGTCATGTCCTGTTGGTAATGTGTACACAGTCACTTCAGTTG